TTTTGTAGTACTAAGGTTGTAAAATCGTCTGCTGTAACTGCACGCTCTTGTGTCTGATAATTTCTTGGTGCTCTATATCTAATCTCTTCGATTGTCTCTGCTTCTGCACCACCAAATGCTGCTGTAGCTACTGTAATAGTAGGAACAATAGCATTTGCATGACCATTATACGAACCTAGATTATCATCTAGAATGAATGTAGTACACTTATTACTATTTGAACCAGACGAGATTCTATAACTTGTAATGATAGTAGCACCATTCTTAGGCTTTCTACCAAAGACACCATCACCAAACACAATCTCATATTTGGTATCTTCAGTTGCTTGCACAAAATAAGCTTGAGTATTAGCAATCAGACCAAAGAGGGAAGTTGCTTTCTTATAGGAAAGACTTGTCTGCCCACCATCTTCTGTTACAGTAACAAGTAATGAATCCGTATCAATGGCTTGATTTGATAGAATGAATCGCTGTGCTTCTATTGAAGAATCGTAAATAAATGTGTCTTGAATGAATGAACCTTCATAGACTTCTACATTTGTTGCTACAAACTTATTATTTGCAGGATATAAAGTTAATGTTTCATTTGTCACAAAGGTAAATGATCCGTTTGAGTTCTTACCAGTAAAACGAGAACTTTCAGGAATCTCAAATGATGTTAGATTTGACTGAGCAAAAGTAAGATTCAATAGAGCCTTAGATGACTTCGAGGATCTAGGTGTGTAGTTCAATGATTTGGCAATAGAGATAACACTATTTCTGAGCTGTGCTGAATCCAAAAACATCTCGGATGCAACCATATTAAGATAAAATGTATTCAAGTATGAGTTGTAGGAAAGGACATCCAACAGCACCGACATATTGGAGCCGTCAAAGTCATAGTCCTGAAAGAGTGATTGACCCTTTAGATAAGTTTTAAGTGTGCTTTTTAGAGTATCAAAATCTAGATTGACTAGACTTATGGAGTTATTTGCTGCCATTTATCTGATTCTTCTTAAGATGAGATCGACTGTTTGTATTGTCTGACTATTTATAATAACAAATACGATGCTTACCGATATGCTATCACCACTTGGGTTTAATTGAGATTGAACTTGCAGCAAGCTTACTCTAGG